CAACTTCTTCTATAAATGATTTCCGTGAATCATAATTGTAATCATTACGAGTTTTATTGTTAAGATCTATTTTTGCATTTAACGCTAATGGTGCAGGTGTATTTGTTACCATATTAAATATAGCAGTTCCAGCAGAGAATGAACCCGAAAAGAACACCCTAATATCCTTATAGTCTTCATTAAACGTATAACTAAATACCTCGACAGCCTCGTCAATAATTAGATTTTTAAATGTAAAAAAATCTTCATTTAATTTTTGCGCCGCAAATGAGATTTGAAAACCTGCTACTGGCGCCTGTGTTGTGAACGTTATAGTTTCCCCATTCGCAATAGGATAATTTAGCAAATATACACCACCCGGAATGAAGTCTATCGTTCTAGTTCTGTCATTTGTAAATCTAGATTCTAATATATCCATATCGGCACTATACACCTGCTTTTTTATCCATTTACCCCCATCGTATTCAAGCACGCATATTTCATTCTCAACCCTGATGTTTGAAAAGTTTGGGTAAACACCATCAGTAGTTGGCAAGACCGTTGCCCCTTCTTCAACACCTGTTTTTGCAGGGCTTGATGGTGTTATGTCACCTAAGTATTGAGTCTTGAGATTACCTAAGTTGTTCAACACTAAATCAAAAGCGTCCCTAGCATCCTTAGCTTTGATTGCTTTGTTTAAATTATCAGGTAGTAAATTGCCTATCAGCACTTTTAAATCGCCTATATCGCTCATGATTATTCTGTTTTTTCCGTTAATGTAAATATAGTATTTGTTGAATAATTTGAATCATCCTGAGTATTCCAATCATCATTCCAATCATCATTGAACTCACCAGTGGCGTTAATATACTCAAAAACCTCAACAAACTCAGCGTTCATCTCGTCTGTGTTCATATCCCAATCGGCCGAGTTAATCATTAATCGCTTATTCTGATCATCTATGTTTGTCCACAAGTCATAATCCCAAATTACAGTGCCGTTAACTTGTCTTGCAGGCTGCCTGTTTTGTAGGCCATAGCCTATTGCAACTTTCTTCAATAGGTTTTCGGCTGTTGTGTCGCCTTCTCTCTTCCAATCAACTTGTGAAACTCCTGAGGCTGTGAAAAGGCCGCCTAAATATACTATGCTTGAATTTGGCTCGACAGGAACATTACCAATGATTAAATCATAAGAATCTGGGTTTAAATTATTTTCATTATTTATGACTCCTTTTATATTCTGATCTACAACAAGCCCCTCGTTATCCTCAAACCTATTTAAGACAACAGAGTCTAGCTGAGTCGTGAAGTATGAGTATACATATTCAGGCTTGTATGTAAATGATATGGATGCACCGCCAACCAACACGCTCAACTCTCCGTCTTCTGGGAATCCAAAAAAGATATACTCTTTTTCTGCACTAATACCTAGTCCTGAGGATATTCTAGCATCATCGTGAATAGCCTCAATGCTTGCAAATTCAGTCCATCCATCATCGGTTATTGCATACAGCTTAGTTGATGATTTTAACACTAATGCAACACTAGCACTAGAGCTAACGCCGCCGAACACATCCAGTAGATTGTAGTTTGCATCATAAGTTTTATTCAATATCGTCCAATTCATTTTAACAGAATAAGATCGTGACGATGATTTTACGTTGACTTTATTTGTAAGAACAATACATCTATGACTAACCAATGTGCCAGCGCCATATAGTGTTGCGCCGCTATCGTTAACTCTTGCGGCACCAGTAACCATTAATTTGTTATCTGATGAAAAATGCATAAAAACATCATCTCTTGGAGTAACTCCAGTTATTGTAACATCAAAATCTTTATTAGTGTCATATAGGAATTTATCACCCTCGTTTATGAATGAATTATCATCTAAGAAATCGACATTATAAACACTATCAGGCACATTGTAATCTTGCTCTAAAGTGAATTCCTTCCAAGCTGGAAGTATAGTCATTTCAGAATCCCTACCTATCCATTTAAAATCTTTAACTACAGGCGTGAAATTTAACGTCTCAGCTAAATATGTTGGATAAGTAGCACTATTCCCTTGCACTGTGGTTTGGTTGTAGTATTTGGCTTGATCTACAATTTGCCACTTACTGTTAATCTGCCTTATTTGAGCTCCAAATCCCGTAAGGATGTTAGTTAATACATCTAGGCAATTCAATGGCTCATTATCTTCAAAGTTCCAAAAAGCATCATTATTAATATATGTTTGTAATGTTGTGTCTGTGTCATCAAACATATCTGATGAAAATAAACCTATCTTATCAATTAAGTCAAGACTATAGCCGACTCTTCCTAAAACATTATTAAGGATTATAGCCGCCGCGCTTAAGCCTGTTATTCTATCGCCTGATTCATCTAAATAAGGAATAGTTTCAAGTCTTCCTAAATTATCTCTTGCCGTTAGATTTACCGTATAATTCTTGTATGAATAATAAGGCTCCGAGTAACTATCTGATTCTAAAAAACCATTAAAAATCGTTATACCATTTCTTATAATCTTAACTAAAAACTTTTTATCGTCCGATGTGAATAAATGCTCGAACTTCATATTGCGAGTACTTAGCAGTCTTAAAGATGCAGTAAGCTTCTTTATTGGCTCTTCTCGGCCGTCTCCTGAATCTGACAAATGTAAGCTTGCGCCCATTTCGCCTTTAAGAAACTCAGCAGCTCCAGCGTAATCTCTTTCTAGTATCTCAACTCTTACAAGTCTTTGATAATGTAAAGATGTAAACTCGTTATAGTATCTTAAATTGTATGCCATTATCGCTTAAGTTGTTTTTGTCCTTGATTATTGGCTAGTGCTATGTCTTTGCCTTTAATTGTTCCGGTAACCTCTACATTTATGTTTTGCGCCTGTGTGTTTGCCGTTCTTCTGGATGTGTTATTGGTGTCGGGACCTCCAAATTGGCGTGTGTTTATTGAAGTTACAGAGCCGCCAGAGCTTGCAGAGCCTCCCCCGATTCCTGAGAATGCGGAAACAACACCAGCAACCCCCGAAGCTATCGCTGCTAAATTTGCAGGGAATGGCAGTGCAGCACCAGAAGCCACAGCAGAGCCTACAGATTGACTAAACAATGCAGGTATCATCTGAGCAACGGAGCTTAACACTTGAGAAGCTACATTTGCAAAAGTGGCAATTGTACTATCACCCATCGCCGTAGCTATCTGCCCGACAGATCCCATTACAGAGCCATAGGCAGACATCGCGTTTTGGGTCATTAGAACTTGCTGTTGCGTTCCTAGCAAAGAGTTTTGTATATTTTCCTGAGTGGCTTTAAATCCCTCACTCTCTGCAAGTGTCCCAGATACGTCTAGTTTTACGGGCAATTCTATAGCTTCTAATTGATCTTTATCAAGTTGTAATGATGTTATATCAATAGTTGGTATTATAGGAATTGCAGTACCCTTGGCTGTTTGCTCTATCCCAGTAGGCCCTGCGGCTACTGCTGCATTTTTAGCATCAGAAACTTGTATTTCTTTTAACTTGGCATTTAATAAATCAACCAATTGGAGTCTATCTTCTATCTGCTTATTTAATTTATCTCCACTTGTTTCCATACCCAAAAATCTCTTTTGGATATCCGCCCATTTATTCTCTTCTAATATTTGTAGCTCAGTATCACCAAGCTCTGTAACCTGATCTACAATACCATCAATCTGTTTGTTTATGAAATCAGTAGTTAAAAGCCCTTGCTTCTCCCACGATTCAAAGATATTTTCCGCCCCTGTTTTCTCTACCTCATCGCCCAGACTAGCTAACAGCACCTTTAATTCTGATACTGCCGTTTTAAACAAAGATGATTTAGAAATACCATCCCCTATCTTTTCTTGTAGATCTCCGTATGTGTTGCTGAGCTGTTCTATTGCTCCAGTTGATGTTTGAGCCTCCGACGTTGCAATTTTCATACCATCAGCCATAGCCTTCTGAAGAACAGCCGCCTTTTCTGTTTCTGTATTAGCTGATCTTAACGCAGGAATGTAGCGATTAAGCATTTCAAACTCCCCGTTTTGAGCAAGTATAACACCGCGCATTGCAGTCTCTAACGATATGCCGAAAGCCTTTGATAATCCTATTGCTCCTTTTGCCGCACCCTTAGCTTCCTGAGTAGTTGCACCCATAGATTCCGCAACCTGTAAAAGCTTAAGGGTTGTCTCATCACCAATGGTAGTAATTGATTGTAATTCGCTAGCAAAATTCTTATAATCATTTAGCGTGGATTGCGCCGCTTTCCCATTGGCTTCTATTTGTGCCCTTAGCGATTCTTCGGCTTTCTCTTGTATTCCGTAAAGTTTAAAAGCATTCTTAAAAAAGGCTGTAACTTTACCAATGGCAAACGCCCCAGCGATCAAGCCGCCTATCTTCTTTATGTTATCGCCGAACAACTTAGTCTGTTTTCCTGAATCTTTCAACCCCTTTTTGAAGTCCTTGTTTTCAAGACCTAATTTTACAAGTAAATTTGAAATAATACTACCCATTATCTATAAATATTTCAGGAACATTAAGCCCCATTTTCTGAATCGTTTCAGCTTGTCTCTTAGTTACCTTGGTTGGCTTCACTTCTACTTTTACATCAATACTTAATCCAAACAAATCGCTAGGTCTTCTCGGTTTTGATGACTTCTTAATATTAGGGTTGCCCATTATATCCTCGAAAACATGATACCTCAATCTCTCCCATGATCTTTCATTCTGTCTGTTAAAGGCTCTCATCTTGATATGATATTCGCCTATGGTTAGCGTGTAGAGATCTTCATGTCTTAAACCCAACTCCCCTATACAGTCTTCAGAAATGGACTGCCAAACAGCCGGTGAATCCAATTCTTCTTCTTCTTCTTTTTTTTTACTTCCTCAGATAATTCTTTAATAGACTTCCCCATGCTTTTAGACTCGCCAAAGCATTTTAAAGCTTTCTCAAACTCTTTAAAGTCGTTATTCATTAATTGATATACGTCCTTTATCGTAGCGTCGCAATCATCGCCTAATAAGTCGGCGTGATTCTTAATACCTGCCCAAACTGTATTTACAGAATTCATATGATCTGATTCGTCAGTGGACATGCTCAATTTCTCATCCTCGATGATTTTGAAAATGCGCACCCCGAAGAGTACGCCTATTTCTTTATTATTGAGCTTTATGGTGCATTCGCCTATCATTAAGCTGTTGTTGAAGGAACTAGTTGCCCTACGCCCTTAAATGACACACTCATAGTCATTAATTCACCTTTTGGGGCTGGAATAGATATGCTTTCCAGCAAAGCTTCGCCAGTAAACAAGATGTCACCTGTTTCAGTGTCTTCCCCGATTGCAATTTTACGCCTAGTACTCTGGGCTGGGTCTAAAATTCTAGTTATTAATCCAGTTACCTCAGCGTTTTCTTTGTCATAAAAAAGCTCTGATGATGCGCTCCAACTTCTTGTTCCATCAATAAAGTCTTCGACTCCACCAGTACCCTTGTCTGACGCGTCTAATAAAGCGTTCCCGAAATCTAAATCGGTCGATGTCTCTGTCGGGATGGCTGTTTTTACAGTTCCCGCAACGTCAAATATCCAAAGGATAAACTTATCTCCTAATTGTTTTGGCATAGCTTAAAAATTAATTTGTGTTAAATTATACGTATAGTTTATTAATATTCTATTAATTGTGCGCTGATCGTCAGCGTTTTCTTCGGTTAATGGTGTCGTCCCTGTCATTATAACCATATCCACGGTAAAATCAGGCACTATTACAGGGGTTTCAATTATCTTATTCTGCAATTCTTCAGATATCAACATAGCTTCGCCCTCATTGCGATTTTCTGTTATCACATCGAACACGATATCAACGGGTTTCGAATTATCGCCCTTGTCTATCTGTTGACCTCCTGATGATAAATACACCTCTACACGCGGATAATCACCAACGCCGTTATTAATGTACCCGTTATCAGGTAGCCAATTATCTTTAAATTCCGCCAGGAGCCTGAATCCTTGATCTTTTTGCATAAAAATTGATTTGTTGTAAATATACGAAATAATTTGATAACATGTTTTAGAACATATCAATAGATTTTTATGGGGAATTATAAAGGAGTAGATTTGCTTTTAATGGATTCGCCTGACATATAAAGTATGTTGCATGAAGTTTTTATTTATTTATTGGGTGGGTTTTTCCTATACACAAACAGAGTTAATATTGAAAAAATAAACAATATGGATTTATATAAAAAGATTTATAATGACCTTGGTGGGAATGTTAAATGTAAGCCAAGTGTTAAAAAAACAGAAAGTCAGACTGCTAGATTATACGAATTATGGTCAGAAAAGCTTTCTTATATAAACTACATTAGTGTTTCAGATAGAAATAAAGCTGTGTTTTACAATAGAATATCACTGTACACTAGTAGTGATAGTAGTGAGTTTTATCAAGAGATTTCAGTTTCTGCAAGCCAGAGATACGCTTTTGATAAACTAAAAACAATGGAGGAGAAGAGGGAATTTATCGCAAAAGCATTTTCACTATAATATGCTTTTGTAAAAAGCAAATAGCGTGGGGAAAATAAATAAAAATTGCATGTAACATAGGTATAAAGTTCATGTCCATTATCGGACATGAGCAAAGCCCGACCTTAATTGATCGGGCTTTTTACAACTTAGCATTTCTACCGCTATTGCGTAAGACTACTTTTAGATTCTTAACAAGTAAATTAGCGTTCTTTTTCCATGCTGGTATTAAATAAGGTCGAGGCTTTGTTCCATTATTAGCTATGGACCTGCCGATTAAAAAAGCCACTGATTTGATTTTTTTAGGATCCGTTTCAATTCCTTTTTTCTTAACCCATGTTTCAAGCGGCGCAAGTGGTGGAAATCCCCCCGCCTTTCTTCCAAACTCTAAGTAACCGCCATAAGCAGCACCCACAATGACCTCACCTATATTCCTAAGCTTATTAAAGCGGCTTTCAATAGAGTTGATTAGTAAGCTCGTTGATATGCTGCCGTTATCTTTAACATTCTGCTTTGCATCTGCTGCCGTGTTTAAAGTAGCTTTGATCACTTCATTGGAGCATTGCTCTAAAGTTTTACCACCCCAAAAACGAATAGAGCGCAACGCCCTATTCATATCTTTGTCAAAAACCTTTAGTTGAATACCATCTTTAGCCATATCAAGCTGTATAAGACCCTAATATAACGACTCTTCTTTTAGCGTGATTGTCTGGATCAACAAAAGACGCTACTGGTATCTTATTGCCGTTCCACATAAAATAAGAGGGTAGTGTGTCTATCCAATTCATTTCGATTAACACAGGATTATTAATCCCCTGTTGTCGATATTGCAAGGCTTTATTACCGCTTAACACATCTATCTTCGCCAGTCCTGTAAATAAAGATGTATCTGTGTTGCTACTTCCAAATCCAGCACCTTCAGTTGTTATGAAAGCCTCGACCTCCTGATCGTAATCAGTGCCTAGTATTCGTCTTTTTGGTTTGAATATCATAAGCCCCAAATTACATTATCAAAAACAAAACCCTGAAAACCACCAGTAACACCTGTATTATTTGCCGAAACAGATTCGCACCTAAATACGATATCTGATTTCTCTTGGAAAACTAAAGGGATGGTATAAACAGCCCTCCATGTTCCTGTTCCTTGTGTATTTAACGATATTCTTCGGCCAACTCTAAACACCTTGCCGAAATCGCGCCTTAACTGGGTGAACACTGCTGAACTGGCAACGCCGCCGCTTTTAGATATGGCAACATAACCCTCAACATACACCAGTGTTTTACCTGCTGGCACAGAATATATCATCATTTCAGTTTGATTCGCTGATGCTTTAACTTGTGCTCTAATTAAAGAGACATCAATGGGCACGCCACCAGAAAGAGCTGTGTTTTCATAAACATACACGTCTCCCAATAGAGGCGTGGTATTGCTGTTAAACACCCTATACACTCTTATTAAACTGGTCGGCAATGCGAGTCTCGTTTGTCCTGTTAAATTAATAGTCTGAATAACCCTATCCCAATTAGCATCCAACCCCTCTATCGTAATCTCTACATTATCAGACGCGTTAGAGCTTGATATACTATTAATAGCGGCTGTCGTGCTAAAAGTGTAGATTCCTCCAAGATCCCAGATATCCTCTGGCGCTGAGCCTGTGTCTATAGATTCGTTTTCCCCATACTTATTGATCGCATAAACGCCTCTTATTTGCCCTAGCTGTACTTTTATTGCAAAATTATTATCGTTCAGCAAATCAAATACGTTGGTGCTTATAATTCCAGCAAGTTCAGCTTCTAAAGCCGCAGCATCTGCGTAAGGAGTGCCGCTTTCATCTAAATAACTGGTTATCGGCTGGAATTTAACTAGCTCAAAGTAATTATCTTTGCCGTATATAGCCGCACTAAGCTTTCCAGTGCCGTATGTTAGCCTATATTCGTTTTTGGGATAAATATTATCGTTTATTCTGAAATTACCTTCTGTGTCTGAATAAACTCTTTGGCTAAATGCAGATAAAAAGGCTGCAAGTATTAACGATAATAATAATAATAGTCTTTTCATATCTTAGTATATTTCTGATTGAATTGTTCTTAAATGTACTGTTATTGCCTTTCTAGCATCCATGTCTGTCGATCCTGTGTATTTCATAACAGAATAGTCGAGGATGGACGATGAGAGTACATCATTATCAACTCTAACACATGAGTAATTGATAAGATATTGGTGTTCTGATTCAGTATTAATCACACTGTTTTTCGCGTTAGTTGTGTAAGTCAAATCGTCGCCTGTAATCAAGTCTTTCGCAGTTGTAATAGTAATGTTGTCAAACAAAAGATCTTGCTTTAAAGTGGGCTTGTCTTGTGTCAATTCCACATCAAAGTCAGCGGCTGGAATGTTTGACATTTTGCTTACGACCACAATTGCAGCATTTATCCATCTCTGTATATCTGCATCTTTTTGCGTGTGATTAATGCCACCTATATAAGCCTTGAAATCTGCAAGGCTTACAGGTGGGTTCGATATATTACTGAGCTTACTTTTTAACATGCTTAATGTATCCTTTTTTAATAAACTTATCAGCTATTATCTTGTTGCTAATGGTCAATCCGACACCTTTAGGTAAGCATGGGTAAGTGTCAGTCGTAATGTACTTATTGTCTGCGGTTGCTTTTTTAGGCTTTCTTTTAACTGCCTTATTTTCTAATTCTTTATTCTCCATGTTTCAGATATTAAAAAAAAGGGATGAGCAGAAGCCCACCCCTTAAAGTATTAATTAAAACTAACTACGATGTTCTGTCTGGATCAAGAGCAATTAACGCTGTGTCGATATCTGAAACGTAAATATTACCTGCCTTGTCTGGTGTCTCTACCAGTGACTGACCTCTCCAAAATACAACCGCTGTAAACTTGTCGGTTGACAAATCGGCGTTTTCTTGTCCGATCTTAAACTCCATGCCTCTTTTAATCCACAGCTCTAATGTCGAGCTATCTACCGCCAGCATTTCATTGTCCCCCATTGCATAAGACTCGATAATAGTCATTCCACCAAGGACCTTTTCACCGTTCACCATTCGGATAATTAACTGTCCTGTAGTGTCTCTTACTCTCGAGTATTTAGCTACGGTTAATTTGTTCATGATGACGTAATTAGGCGTATAAACATCAGCCTGTACGTTAATTGCCACAGCTAAATCATCAATTGTAGCCTTTTTGTAAGCTCCGATTAATTCAGTTGGCGTACTGTAAGCTGTAGATCCCTGTGTTTTAAGCCCGTAAATATGCTTTTTCTGAGTGGCGTCATTACCATCGCCTGAGATCAATTCAGTATTAATGAACTTCTCAGAATTAAACATTAATTTATTCTGTAATCTTGAAGCGAATGCAGAACGGTCTTCGAACATTTCAGCAGTAAAAGGGATTTTAGCCGAAATTTTAGCAACTTCACGCGTCTTTTCCTCCTCTGCACCTGTGTCATCAGCACCGATTGCGGCACCTTCACCTACATAACCTACATTTGAAGTGTAAGAACCCTCTACCCATAACATACGGCTTCTGTCTTGCTCCATTGGCACAACTGAGAACAGGGGCGTAACAGTTAACATCTGCTCTCTAGGATAGTTTGCCCCTGGCTTAATTTGCGTTCTGGTCACATCGCCTACAAAAGCGGTGGTGTCTACCTTCATCTCAAAAGACTTCCCTTCTAGGCCTTTCATTTTACCAGCGTCAAAAGCTTTCTTTGTTTCAGGATCTTTCAGAATTCTGTCGATTTCCTGAGTGAAAGTTTTTGTTTCACCTTCTTTTTTAATCAACCCTTTAACCTCTGTGTTAAGCTTGTTCAATGCGTCGTTAAGAGATTTAATTTCTGCAACATCCTTCATTTCTGGCATTTCATCAAACTTTTTTTTAAGTTCTGCGATACCGTCAGTAATAGACTTCGTGTCTAAATCTTTGTTTTTATCGACAAAAGATTTAAGATCTTTTAATTCTTGCTCGATAGCCTGAGCTTTCTTTTCTAGTTCTGTCATTTTATTTTAAATTTATGTAATCGAATACCGTTTTTGCCTCAGGCTCACGGGACTTTAATTCTACTTCTAATCTTAATTCTAAAGCTTTTAGTTCTTCATCACCCATTGATTGAAGGTCGAAATCTTCTGCTTTGCGCTCAGTTGAAATAATTTTAGCTTTCTTATTTGCAGCTCTTGTCACTGCCGAGAATTCAGCTAGCCCAAGCTCTTTTAAGAATCTTAAAGACTCACCATCCTCTTCTTTGAAGTCTCTCTCCTCAACCCAATATCCAATAGAAAACTTTTTTATTATACCTTCCTCGATTTTAACTGCCCTACCTTCCTCACTAGCCGAAATTACAGCTTCAAAATACAACCCGAAATCATCCTCCTTAAGCACCATAATATTACCTATCGGCTGCTTCATGTCGTGCTGCCAACAGAAAGCAATATCTTCTTTATTTTCTCCGGTTATTGTTTTTGCAAACGCTCCCTTAACAATAACGTCACCATAAGAATCTACATTACCAAACACAGCAGCATAACCTTTTACAATCAATCGCCCCGCAAACTCTCCATCAGCTTTACGCTCAAAAGCTTTGATATTTTCAGCGGATATATTTTTAAATTCTATTTCTCTACTCATTGTTAATATTTTAACAAGTTTTTTAATACTGCTAATTTACTAATAAAATGCTGTAAAACATGAAAATAAGTTTGGAATTGTTCTATTTTCTTATATGCAATATTCATATAATATTTGTTTAATATTATTATTGTCGTATATTTGGGTATTGTTTAACTAAAACTAAATAGCCATGAAAAATTTACGCTACAATTTACAAGGGGCACACATGCATGATAATACTGCATGCCCCCCTCAGGACAAAATGAAGGAGTTAGGCATAACGTATAAAAAAGCGGTGCCGCAGTCAATATGTGACCAATGGTGGTTTTTGGGCTGCGACAATATACCTAAAGAACTTCCCGAGTATATAACTATTTTAGACGCTGATGTGTCTGACTTCCCAGAATGTAAATAAATAACCATGAAAGAATTAATTTCAGAAAACGTAGGCGTAATATTTTGGCTAGTCGGGTGTGTTATCACATTCCTGTTATTAGACAAAAAGGAGTTTAATTTCTGGTCAGTCGTGTTTATTGTTCTCTCATGGGTGACTCTTATATGCACTTTTATATTAATGAAGGATAAGCAGTGTAAAAAATTAAATGAAAATGAATAATTATGAGTAAAAGCAATCTAAGGCCAGTATACAGAAATGATGAAGATTATCTGGCAGCACAAAACAGGAGTAGAGAGATATTTGGAAAGGTTAACTTTTCCATGTACGTAAACATGTTGATTGAGAAGGATTTGAGAAAGGAGGAGTCAATAACAGTTGTAGAACGCGGAATGCCACAAATAAACTCTATAGCTGAAAGACAAGCTTTAACTCGGTCAATAACAAAATGGGTGTCAATTAAAGAGTTTAAGGAGAATAGTGAAGAGGTTGTAAGCAAAATTGTAAATGAAATATTGGAGGAAATGAAATGAAAGAAGAAATAAAGCAAACGCTTTTAAATGGCATCGAGAAAGGAGGGTTTACACGTTCTTTCTCGGATGATCTATTTGATAATCTAGATGCGATATCCGAATACTTAGCAAATCAAGACATATTACTTAATCGTGATGTTGTTTTGATTAAAAAACATTATAGTGGTGAAACTAAGATTTCAACAGATACTTATTGTGCCTGTAAAAAATCGGATGTTGATGATTCTATTAAAAAAGTAATGAATACTAAGGAGCGGTATAAAAAAGAGCTATCCGATGCAAAAGCCCACATAGGCCTTCAGAAAGAAGAGATTGCAAGGCAAATAATTAGAGTTAAGCTTGCCATGAAGTTAAGTTTTATTATATACTCATGCGTGTTTGTCATGGGTTTAATCGTGGGTTTATTAATGGATTTAATATTTTAGATATATGTATATCATAGTTAAGATAGAGCAGCATGGATATACCTACGTCACGTATAGCCATAGTTTGGTAGGCTGTAATATTGAAAATGAATCCAATGATCCTGAAGAATTTGAACCGATGCCTATTTTTAAATCTAAATCTGTAGCTGAATTAGAAATGAAAAAGCTTAAAGACGAAAATAGGTGCTATAAATATAGAGTTTTACCACTAAATATAATTTAATAGGTTAGACATGAAAAACACAGTAACAATAAGCTTAGAAGAATTCAAAGAGATGGAGCGAATTATTGAATTGGCAGAGTCTGGGAACGAGACAGTTCTTAGAATTCATTCTAATTATCGTAGTGGAGGAACTACAGAAAAGCTAACTACTAAAGATGAAGTTTTAGAAGAGCTTAATTTTAAGTTAAAAGCGAGTAAGGACTACGGTGTTGAAGCCGATAAACAAATAAACTCATTAAGGTCTGATATTATGAGAATCCCATTGTGGATAAGACGAATATTTAAAGCTGTTTGATATGAAAGATCTAATTAGGAGTATTAAAGCGCTATTCAATACGGAGCCATTTCTACCGCCTCGATTCATTAAGGGTAAGATGGTTGACTCTAATCACGAAGAACTTAAAAAAGAATTGAAATTAAATCACAAGAAATATTCCCAGTCTCAGAGCGAGACGGATTAATTAATAACTACTCCCCTGTAATCGATAAGGTTATAGCGGCTTTGACAGTCGCAGAGGATGAAATAAATGATCTGAAAGAACAGTTAAAAAATAAATAGGATGATTGAAGACAAAAAGTTTACCGCTGAAGATGCTAGAGCTGCTAGCATGAAGAACGAAATGACATACGAAAGAGTTTTAACAGAGATTGAAACAGTCGCTAATGGTGCTTATTGCAATAGACAGTGCCATATAATGGGTTTCATGTCTAGTGAGGTTCTTAGAAAGTTACTGGCAGATGGTTATAATATATCTACCATTAAAGACCAGTTGAGTATGGACATCACAATAATTAAATGGTAAACAAGATAACCCGACCTAGCACCTCGGGTTATGCTTTACAACATGCTTTCAATTAGCTAGAATGCTTTTTAAAGTTGTAGATTTGAATATTATTAATAATTAAACACAAAAACAAGATGAGAAAATTAATGATTTTAATAATTGCCTTAGTGACATTATCGATGTCAAGTTGCACTGATGCTGATGTAGCATCAAGAAATTTAAGCAGGGCTGCTGATCAGTTCGAGATTTACAGAAGGGTAGTGTTTTATAATGGTATTACAGATGCTTACATATTATCTGTAGAGGGATATTGCTCTATCAGTGAGCTTAACGGACAATTAGAAGTGACAATAAAGACGAAAGAAGGAATGTTTCTTAAGCATCATTTAGGATTGTCTGACAATGTTACCTACTTCTCTGAACAATTACAGTCAAAACACGTATCTAAAGATAGATATAGGGTAATATTTAAACCTAGTGTTATTCTACCAAGTATAGATGTAGAATAGAATATTTTTCGATTAAACAAAAGCCTCACCTAGCCAGTGAGGCTTTTTTATTTGGCGCGATAGGCAACAGCACACATGCAGCCTATTGACTCTTCGGCTCCAATGGTCGTATCTCTGGGGTACTTCCCTTTATACGCTCCAACTTGGAATAAATCATTCTTACCAATAGTAACACCATTTAAAGCTACATGATTGGCATGGGGCTGTTTTGCTCCTGAATGGATCCAAGTTTTTGTGTACTCTAATCCTGTACTATCCGCCCCTATCTTATTAGACACAGAATAAGCCGCTAAAACCTCTTGAGAAACTATCTGTCTCACCTTCCATGTTTCATAGCCAGTATAGCTGTTCTTCAATATCACTTTAGCGCGCTGAGTTAAAGCTTCCAATCCTACACCTTCCTCAATGGCAATATTCACATAATCTTGAATAGTCTTCTGAACCCACTTCTTTAAAGTGCCTTCAACGGATACAATAAGTTCGCCAGTATTCGCAGATACCCATTGTTGAAGCTGAATATTCCAAACGGCATCGCGTATATCTGCTTTAAGCCCTAATAAACTATTATACTGCCTACGTGCCCAATATCCACCAACACCGGTATAAAGTTTATTATAGAAGTCAGGCAAATAGAACTCATCCACTAAAGCGGCTGCATTATCGGCTAATGTCTCATAAGATCCTGTCATATTATCCAAAACGACTTGCATAGCCTTTCTTCTAAGTGGCTTTAATACCCTTTCAAAATTGGCTATAAATACGGCATTACGCCTCTGTTCTGCTTTTAATTGTTGTCTAATTCCCATAAAGTAAAGGTACAAAAAAAACCGACCTCGTGAAAGGTCGGTTTATATGCAATCAATTTAAGCTATCCTAAGACAATAACTCTAGTCTAGTTGTAAGTATGCATATAAAACTTCTCATAATTCCGTACTGAGCTTTCAATAATGGTTTTTGAGCCTCATCGATCGATTCAAAATTAGGTGAATTAATAAAAGAATCGAGCTTAGTTGCTTTTACTGTCTCTTCTTTAATCTCTGTGATAAGTCTTGTTTTGAATTCTGACATGATTAAGGTTTTTTTTATTATAAATAATGAACTTCAAATATACCTCTTTAAATCGACACATCAAACATGTTTAAGAACATGATAATTCTTCGCCTGTTAAAGCGAAATATAAGTTCTGTAATTGGTGGACGTACTCGATTTTATGATGTCCATTCTTAAAAAACCAATACCCAAAAACATTACTCAGTTTAAGCATGTGCTCTTCTGTCACTGGATTTATCCCAATAGTAGCGTGCTTAGTTTCTTTATAATCTTCTTTCAATAACCACCTTGTTATTTTCCTATGATTACTGTCTGTTAATTCAAACCCAAACTTAACTAGCCACTCTTCTGTTAGTAGGATTGGTTTGTAATCGTTAATGTCGTCAGACCCATAAAATAAACCTCGATCATCTTTTGTTGAAAACCCCATGTCTCCCAAATTGGCTATCACCACATCTTTCCCGTCACTGTATCTAATGATATTTCCTATTCTCAATTCTTTTGCATTCATCTTGTTTAGTTTAGTTATTGATTATTTGTATTGGTTAGAGTGTTTGTTGTCCCAAGCGTCCTTTGTGTAATATACTACTAAATCAATAATGATATAAATAGAATAAAACACTGGATTAGTTTATTAAGATTTAAACTAATCGGGCAAAGACTGACACATGTTGCGTTCATGCTGTTTTACTGACTAAGATCTCTCTATTACACTGTCAACGGAGGTAATACTTGTAAATCATTGCTCCGAATATATTAACTGTCAACTTTATACCTTACCTTTTAATATACTTAATTTAATAAGCTTTATCAAACAGGATTTATTCTTTATTGTTAGTCTGGCTTAAATCTTTACAGACACTTAAAGGAAATTGAAAACTTTAAGCGAATGACAGGCAAGAGAAAACCCTATCAGCCATATTGTGAGATGTGGATCGATAGGGTTTTATATTTTAAAAAAGAAATGAAATACATGTTATCTGACCATCTCACCTGTCATTCAATACCACAAATGTAACTCTTTTATTTGGGTTGTGCAATAGCTAATTTATAAACAAATTAGAATCATCTCCACTTAATTCATAATAATCACTAGGCTCACAGCAATTATAATAACAATAATCAACAAGCCTTAAGTCTTCATCCTTATAAACAACTCCCAGTTTGTCAAAATAAGGCTTAATAACCTCAAGTTCTTTCTTAGTGAGCAAACGCACATTTCCCCAATCACCTGACTCTTCACCATATGTACTGTAGTAAAGCCAATCGATATAAAACGCCTCATCTGAATATCCCAACTTAAAGCTATTTTTGCTCCTATTATCCCATAGACCACCTATCTTTTCTTTAAAATACTCCTCACACTCATACGGGTCTTCTGCGTTGTATTTCTCAATAATACTTTTAGGGAATGGTAATCTAATTACCTTTTCGTGCTTGTAATCACTCATATCCTTTTATTTTTAGTTATTTACTTAACTCTTTATATTCGCTTGCCAAAATCTCAATCATATCTGACTTAGGTTTATAGTCGCATTCGTCACTAATTGTAATAAGAAAGCTTTCGTCAATATCTTTCAATCCAAATGCGTGATGAAACGTCATATCTGTAAATTGCTCGCTAAATCCTATAGTGCCATTAAATTCGTCATAACTAACAACGGGTAAGCTTTCTATTTTCGAAACCACCTCTTTATTTTTAACTTTTGGATAGTATAAATCTTGATATTTCTCTCCGACAACCTTATATCCTTCAGGCTTGCCGCTCAAAGATTCTAGTGCTGAGATTCCACCACCAACACCATTGCGATCCTTGCAACATCTATTAAAGCCAAGCTCTTTGGTTAAATCTAAAGCCTTATTGTTACAGTCTGTGATTTTATCGCAAACACTTCTTAGTTTATTGTATGTTTCCGTTCCTTTTTCTACTTTAAAATACATATCTCTTATTTTTTAGTTATTAATTTCTTGCAAGTACGACATTTAATCTTTTATTCAAAATACATATTCTTTCGTAGAATTTCAGCAGTCTTGTAATCCTCTATATTATTTTTTATTCTTTTCATCATTGATAATCCTATAATAGATTGCCCATTATCAGATACTAAATTCATCATTTGATTATTACCGCGTCCAATACAATAATGATCACTAAATCTTATAATAAACGTCTGTAGGTAATCTAATTTGCTATCTGATTCTGACAATTCAACATATACGCTGTTCGATTCGCTTTTATAAATAGATTCAACAATAAAACCATTGCCTTTAAAATCAATGCTTTCTATGCTGTTTATTATATTAATTAGATTACTGTTTGATTTACTGATATTTACTTGAGTAGTCATATCTTTTAGTTTTATAGTTAATAACTCGTTTTGCTATTACAAATAACGGCATTTAAAACCGACTGGTAAAATATATCGATGTGTTGTGTAACATGTTTCCGGATAACTCGAATTGTCTTATTAGTTGTAGATTTGTTGGAGTATCAATAAAAACCTAAGAAATGAATTACAAGAAACATGATAAGATTGTTAGAATTGATAACTTAGACGATGAGGGAGATTTGAGGGAAAAAGAAGAAGCATTATGCGCTTGTTTGTCCCCAACGCCAGACTCAGACAATGAATGTTGCAGGGTTTGTGGCGAATTATTATTTAAAGAACATTAACCAACAAAAGAAAGATGAAAGTAAAAGTAGGCGCAATATGCAGAGATTTAAACGGCACAAAGTGCCATATAGTAAACACATTCAATGAGGGTAAAAAAGATGTCGTTACTTATAAGTATTGGGCGAAAGAAAAACAGCGCTGGATATTCAAAACAGACTTTACAGAGTTGTTTTTAATAGGCTTTAAGTACGGATGGACTTGGGGTATATAAATAATACTGAAGTAGCTAAAACAAAAAGCCGTGACTCACATCACGGCTTTTTTATTCTATTCTAAATCGATGTCGGGGGCTACACCAAACTGATCGCTTATGTTTGTTACTGGTTGATCCCATTGGTCGTTGCCGTCTAGAATTTCCGTATTTAATCCCGCAGCCTCCCATCTTTGTCTAATTGACGCTTTAGCCTTCTCTAACACCTCTTGAACTTCTTTAGGGTCTTTCTGGATTTGTCTGACTTTGTCAATGTCGACAATCATTTTATATCCCTTACCATCATCAAGAAACTCAGTCAATTGTTCACAGTAAATCTGTTTAAGTGGAATAGTCGTGTTTAATGCTAGTGTTTTTTCTGATGTGATAACATTGTCTCTTGTGCTTGCTTCTTCTGATATCAAAGGAATTGGAACGCCGTATAACAATGCTAATAATTTTCTGGAATCCTTAGATGTTTCAAGAATATTCAGGTCCGCTGGTGTTTTTGAAATGTCATGAACCTGAGCTTTTGCACCCATGAATCTAATGCCACCTTTCAAACTAGGGTCGTTAATCTGCTCCTGCGCGTTGGCTGCTTGTGTTTTGTCATATAGCACGTCACCGTCAGCAGTCACAAGGTAATTAGCCCCTTTGTTTCCGTATGCAGTAATATCCATTTTATCACCTTCCTCTATCTTCTTTATGATCTTTGAGGCTGTAATAAGCTTAGATGTGGCGTGTTGTGTCACTGCTGGATCCAACACATTCCCAATCGTAGATTTTATGTTTTCGAGAGGTACTTTTTTTGTCTGATTATATGAGTTTACGTAGCTAACTATTTTACCATTACTATCTAATTCAAAAGCGACATATTGCCCCTGTATTATATTAAGCTCCGCTCTCTTGCCCTTATTTAGAGCAACACCTTCAATCCCTCCATCTATAAAGCACTCGTCGTATATGCAGTATTGAGTAATAAAAGCATTCTCGAATTGGGTTTGTGTTTGCAGATAGTTAGGGCTTTTCAATAATTCTTGCTGATAAATACCTTCTACGTCTTTCCCGTCTTTATCTACCCATTTAACAGGAATAGACACAAAGCTATCAACAACCTTATCAATAACGAGCCTTGCCGCTGAACTATCCTTGTAGACGTTGTGAAGATCACGCCTTTCATAATTACCCGTATCAATAATTTTACTCCCAAAAAACAAACTACTAATAAGACTCTCCCCCATTAGTGATTTAATCGCTGCTTTAATATTTAATGCCATATCTATTTTATTTACAATTTCTTAGTAAAGATACAAAAATAATAATTACATAATCCAGAGCTCAGTCGAGACTATGTTTTTTTCAATAATGCCAGTTAACGTATCTGGTGCATCATCGTGCTTGTTTGCACTAAAAACTCTCTTGAATTTCACCACGTGATTGTAAAACTCAGGCCAACGAATATGCCAGCCTTGTGGGAAAATAATCTTTTCTTTTACTGTAGCGGCATTTGATATGATACGAGCCTCTTTATTGTCGCTTTGATGAAACCATCTTATATAACACGTGTCGGATGTTAGTTCGTCTATCTTTCTTGCAAAGCCTCTACCTCCATTATTGCTTTCAATATCTGATTCCCTTACTTTGTTTCGATCCATCATGCCAGACACTAAAGGCTCAGTAACTTCCATACTCTCTTGTGTGTATGCGACATCTACAATATAAATAAGTCCATCGCTTGAAATGTCGTAATCAATAGAACAAAGGTAGTCATCGCCTTTATCGGCTGTATCGGTGTAGTTTTTCCTATTAATAACATTATCAGGCTGCTTGTTGTAGGTTTTCCAGTCGGAACCATACAAAAGCCCCTCTTTACTTGTTGGATTTCCTTGATATAAAGAATCAAACTTAACAGGATCTTTAGCTCTTGATTTTTCGAGCTTCTTCAAACTATGACGGCTGGGCCAAAGTGGCTCATTCTTCTTTCTTGGGTCTAGTTCTGTAGGCTCACTCAGTTTAATAGCTTCAAAATTAATCTTAAACCAAACGTCTTGATTTTTATATTTCTCTACATCTGCCCACGACTCGATTAAAATAACAGTCTCGTTCTTTTCAATAAATCCCACCAGATCCTCTTCGTGCCACCGCGTAAACACTATTAGTTGCTGTGAGTCATTATGAAGTCGCGTATCAGCTACCGTGACATACCAGTCAATTACATTATCACGTATGATAGGTGAATTAGCCTCTTTCCAATCCTTATATAAATCATCCATTAAAAGAACGTCTACGGGATCACCCGTAAGCCCTCCTTGATAACCTACCATTTTTAACGAGCCATCACGCCCAACCATCTCGATTTCTTCGGCTGTGTTGATATAATTAGTATCCCCTTTATCAGCCATTTTAGCATCAGGATACAACTCTTTATATCTTAGTTCCGACAGTAGTTGTTTTGTTTTACGTCCAAACTTTCTTGCTTTGGTAGCGCTATAACAGACGGTGGCAATCTTTAAATCTGGATTGCGACCTATCATTTGAGCTGGAACATTTATCGAACTGCCTTGACTCTTCCCGTGTTGCGGTGGTACTGATATTATGAGCTTCTTTATTCTCCCATGAACAAACTCATTTAAAACTTTATAGTAAGTCTTATGGAAGCTTGTTGCCTGGAATGTTGGCATAGTGTAACGCACAAAAGCGAGAGAGTGCTTTTTCGCATACTCCGCCCGCTTTTCTTGTACTGCTTTATCAGCTAAGATTATGTCTTTATTCGTAATCTTCGAACTCATTTAAGCCTTTCTTAACTCTGTTTAAAGCTTCTTGTTTTTGCTCCTCGTTCAGATCTATATTAATATTTGTAGTCGTGTTAATAGTTTCGGTTGTTTCTCTTTCACCCAACATCTTTTGGCGCCATATTGCTGCGGTGGCCTGATACTCTTGCTCTAAAGCTCCCTTATTGATCCTTGAGACAATTCTTTTTTGAATATCTCTTTTTAAGTTTTCAAGAACGGGAAATTTTTTTATTAAATAATCTATGTGTGAATCCCTCATTTCCACTGAAAAACACGCATCAGAAAAACACAGAATACTAGAGTCTTTACATGCGTTATCGTACATTTTTTCGAACACTTCAGAAGAGTTTTCGATAGTCCATTTTTCAGCGGCTGTATTTCCTATTTTAAATCTTGTTTCTTCTCCGTTCATATTCCGTCTATTTGATTTACCCAAAGATACGAAATTTATTTAAATCGATTAAATGTGCTTTATAACATACTAAACCATTTCCCCGACGTTGGGATAATGGTTAAATTGCGGTATGTTTAATTTAAAACCTAGATAAATGAACATTACAGATAAGCTGTTTAACTTCTATTTCGACTGGATATTAATGTTGCCGTCAAAAACAGTAGAGAATTGCCATAAGATAATAAGAGTTTTTGCAAATATATTTCTTATTGCATGGATACCGTTTGCTATTATCGTATCAATACCATATTTGCTTGTATTGTGCGTAGCTGCATTAATTATCGAAGCCTAACCACCCGAGAGGGAAAATAAAATAACTATGAGTAAGAAAAAATCACTTTTAACCAAGCTATTAAATATTAGAGGCTATTTATTGCCTGAAGACTACATGCTGAGTAGCTCTAATTTAGAAAAGCTAATATCAAATTTAAACCAAACCAAGAAATGAAAAAACAAATCTATTTCCCGAAAGGGGCGAAGTCAATTAATTTTGATCTAGAACAAGGAATTGCAACGGCTGTTTATGAAGAAGAAAGACCAGCCTTGAAGGTTGGTGAGTGGGCATATTGCTCGATGCGTGGTGAAAATGCTCTAATATTAGATGAGCGAGGGCATCATGTAGGTATTAAGAACTGTAAGTGGATTGATAGAGATGAAGCCGTAACAATTCCTATGCGCTCAAATAAATGGCAACCCGCCGACATGCAAGAAGTGAAAAAGCTTCTGATTAAAGAGGCTGAGAAGAGGGGGTTTAAGGAAGGTATTATCTTTAACGGCCTATCATCACGGTCTGATGTTATTTACAAAGGTTGTGAGATGGCTGATAATTATTTTGATATTAACCTAAATGGGATTCGAGTATTGACGCCCGAAGAAACATGGGATGACTTATGCTCTAATCCTTTTATATTTGATTTCAAAACGGGCAAGTGGGCCGAAATCGCAAAGAAGCCTTTGTATGTAAATCAGTATGGCACTGAGTTTTTTGAGGGGGATGCGTATTGCTTTGTTATAAAATGTACCTACGAGATTGATTATTCAGAAAGTTTAGAGATAGAAACTACAGGGCTAGGTGGTAATTCTAATGTGACTGAAATAATGACAAGGCGTGAGTGTCACTTGTGGATAGCTGACCAATTAAAGTAAAACAAAAAGCCTCGCTAACAACGAGGCTTTTTTATTGGCGCTTATTTAATTTCTAGAAAGAATAATTCATAAAAAGAAAGCCCCGTGATTTGTGGCTTTCTTCGAACCATTAAAACGGTTCGAAACAGTCATTAAATTACATCTCGTTCCTCGACGGTAATTTACTTTTGTGTTAGAGTGCATTAAAACGCACAATAACAAAGGCTATAATTAATACTAATCTTCGCAGTTATATTTCCGTTTGGTTTCATTTTTAATGGTGTAAAACTTGTCATGGTTTAAATTAATGTTTAAGCCATCATCAAACTTATCAATCATTCTATCGTGTTTTCCAGTTACATCAAAACGTTTTACAACTTTATCTGTTCCAAACTCTTTTATTTCTATATATTTATTCATCTTGTTTATTTTAAATTTTAGTTTTCAAATCCGTACTAATCATAGCCAAACCGTTATAAGCCATTTGAAGAAAGAAAGTCGTGTATTCGCTTTCTTAATTTTTGTGGTAATAACGGTGATTCTCCATTTACATAGGTTTCAATATCTTTTGTTCTTACTTCCCGTAAAATTTCAAGCACTTCTTGGTAGCTATCTTCTGCCCATACTCGGCAATCTACTTTTGGTGGTGTTTGGCTTTTGCCTAATAAAATTTTACTATCTCCTGCTTTAATTAAATGTGGTACGTTCATAATCTTAAATAAAAACGGCTTATAACAAAGGCTAAAATTAATAGCCTTATCAAGCCAATTGCTTAATTGATTAGTTCATTACTTAGGCTACTAATCTTAGCCAAATAAGTTGCAATTTTTATTTATTTTTTTTGCCACCGCACTTTTGCTTTTTCAAAGCAATTAGGTAAAAACAGTGCAGCCAGATCCACAACTCCCCTCAAAGTCGAATAGGTTATTTTCATAAACATATTCATCTGTTGCTTTTGTAAATGGTCGCTTTGCCATATTGCTCAAATCATTTATAGTATTAAAGCCTCTAAAAAACGTCATAGAGTTATTTTCTTCCATCAAATCGTTATATGAAGGCTTGCCATCTAAAGGCTTATTTCCGTATTCATCAATCATATTTTGCCACCATAAACCGATTTTAGGTTCTTCTTTTAAAATGGTCATAAGTTTACGATTTGATTTTTCAAAACATAAATCACAATTACCTTTAAAAGCTGGTATTTTTATTTGTATTTTCTGAGTTCTCCAAAACTTATTTCTATAATCTGTGCCTATTCTATTCTCAACTAAAGGGTAAAATATATTATTATCATTGTATTTCTCGGAAACTCTATCAATTTCATCTGCACGAATACCAACGGCAATAGAGTAATTATTCAACCCAAAAATACTATCAGCATATTTTTTCAATGGTACTAACTTTAATTCTCTATTACACCATTTATTTATACTGCTTGGTATTCCGTATTTTTTAATCCCATTTTCAAATAATTCGCCTTTAGTTTTCAGGTTAGTAAAAGAAGTTACTAAATAATCAGTTCCTTTGTTTTTCTCTTGGTTAATTATTGCCTCGATCCAAACCATGTCCAACATAAATAACTTGTCACAATCATTCATAAATTGCAAACTTTCAATTCTTTCCTTTGAAGTATTAGCCATTGCAAATACTATATTGTGGTTTGGATACCACGCTTTTATCTTTATAGCCATTAACACGCTTGAATAACCTGCTGAAATGCTGCAAAAAATATTGTTGTTTTCTAATTTCATATTAAAAAATCCCTCCCTAAAAAATAAATAAAAACAGTTCGCTTCGCCAACTAACACACAATAAAGTGCATTCCGCTGCGCTCCACGACACCTTATTGCCGTCCGTTAAAACAATTTATCATTTATAAAATCTTTTGCTTTGTGAAATAATATCTTGCATGTTTTATGCCCACCATTATTTCTAAATCCATCTACATATTCCTGCATAATCTCAACAGCCTTTTGATTTTCCGCGCAAAGCTGAAGATTTCTATTATTTAGCTCTACGTACTCATCCGCTAATTTCTCATGCTTCAGAGTTAAATCATGAATCATCTGCTTTGCAATTCGCTTTTCATTCTCTATACGTGCCGCCTGTGTTCGTTCTGACACTTTTTCGAGTGCCTTTGATGGCGTTACTACTAACTCTAGGTCATTATCTGAAATTACACAATCTCCTTTCGTATTCTTGGCGATGTGTATCTTTTTGTATGCCGAGTGAGTGAACGAGCTACATTCTAAGCTAGCAATCTCTAAATCTGTAAATTGTATGGCTTTCATATCGTCACATTTTTAAGGGTTAATTCTCCGTTCATTGCATTTGCATATCCGCCTATAGTTTTTGCAGCAATTATTATAGTCTCTACATTTTCGGGATTATCACACATGAATATAACCTTCTTTTCAGCTTTTTGCCACTCGGCTACTGATTCGTGATAAATATCCATCCCGCAAACGCCACAATCAGAGCCTTTGTAGTTATGAATATCAGGCTTGACAATCGGATTGATAAACATCTCCTTGGTTAGTGGTTGCTCGCGTAATTCCCCAAATTTCAATTCTAATTCAAAACACTCTCTCCCCACAGAGTTAACCATCCCTAATCCTGCAGATAAAAATTTTTCTTTCAATATTCTATCAAACTGGCTTCTAGTGTAAAGCTTTTCTAGTTTCATATTACGAATTTTTAAGATAAGCGGTTAAAATTATTCCTAAAGGAATCGAAATTCCGGCTAATCGGATTAATATTTTATTCCAGATTCCACGAATTAAAAATTTCCTGAATCCTTCTGAAACTTCTAAGCCTAGAAGTTCGCTTGCTGGCAAATCATTAAATTTAACATCTTTCATAAAGCCGTCTTTCTGCAGATAGTTATAATACGCTTCGAGGTTGTTGATTTTTCTTTTCATTGCTTTGGGTTTAGGGTTATTTGTTAATGATTTTCCACTCTTCCTCTGTAGGTTCTCTTTCTTCGTCACAATATTCACACCTCATTTTTGTATATTTCCTTGGAGCTGTGTGAACTTGCTTAAACTCATGCTCTCCGCCGTTCATGCATGGGGCTTTTTGTGCATCGTAATCAAAACTTATACTTGTTGTGAATGCAAAATCTTTATCGCAATCATAACAATGTTGCTGAAAAGTTACACCTTCTTCATATCCATAACCATCATCGTGATTAATTACTTGACCTTCTCCGCAATATGGGCACTCTACATCTGTATACATACTATTTCATTTAGGTTTAAATTTCTACTACAACAAATTACGTAAATCAAAACCATTAAATCAAAACTAAGAGTATGTTGTAAAACACATTCAGAAAATAAGGCAAAGAAAAAGCGCCCACCTGAGAGGTGAGCGCCTAAACCATCAACAAAATAAACCCGTAATGAATGAAACAAGGAAACCCAATCCTAATTACGCTTGCAAGATAGGGCTATTTATTTAATTCCGACTCAGTAATGTAATATTTTTTATCTATTCCTATCGCGTATCCTTTTGAGCGTAGGAAGTCAGATTCAAAAGAGTTTAAAAGCATTTCATTTTCCTTCATTGAAAATTCATCAAACTCCCATTGTCTACAATTACTAGTTCCATTTAATTCTTTTAAATCCTCATCTGAAATATCCTTAAGCTCTTTGAGGATTAGTTTTGTGTTATTTAAATATAAAGCGTGGGATATTGTATTTAAAAAATCAAGATTGTGTGGTGTTACTTTTTTAATATCACCTTTCTTGTGCCAGTTTATTGTGTTTAAAGGCATTACATATTCACACCCTAAATACCTTCCAAACCAAGAAATTTTGTCGTTCATCCTGTAAGTTTTTATTTATGAAATAATTTAATTTGCTTTCTAACTTTGACTATGGAGAGAGCAAATACATATTTGTACCATCTACTATCACATGATCTGTAATTCCTTTTGCATGCTTCTAAAACTCTAAGCAATCCATCTTTCGACTTCCCTTCAGTCTGGAAGAAGATAAACCATAAATTATGTAGTTGTAATTTTCTGCAAGCCCAATTTAATGGAGCGTATATTAAGATGCAAAGTAGAACTAAATAAGTTAATGGGTTTGTGTATATTAAAAAATTATCAACAGTTATATTAAATCTCATATGCCTAATTTTAAAATTGTTGTAAAAATGATGTTTTATTTGGCTTACTCATCCACTCGTAGAATTGTTCTATAGTGTAGACTTGTGGCGATCTTGGATAGATTGCACGGCTTGATATTTTTGGCTGTCCAGTTTGTCTATCAATATGAAACGACACAGAATGTAGTACATTATCTCTCATACCCTCAATTAGTCTGTAGTAAATACATTTATGATGATGCCTAACGTCGTCAACACCTGAACAATTCACATTATCAAGCCACATAATAAAATCCTTCTCCGCTTTCTGTAATTCAGTCATATTATTTCTTTTTACGTCTTATTGTTTTTATGCCTTGAGTAACTGCCTCTACAGATATACTATCATGCCACACATATAACTGTATGCTTTCTAGGCTTTCACTGCGTGAATCATCCTGCCATCCTTTCAACTTCATTAATTTGATAATCTCATCTGCATGATCTAAAATTTGCTTATCAATTTGGGCTCTAGTCAATTTCTTTCTCATCTGGTTTATTATTAGGATTAATACTAAAACAAAAATAGTGAGGCTTGTTCAAAATCTCGCTATCCAAAGACATGTTATAAAGCATAACAGTTAGGAAATGCCATTCTTCGAACGGCTACTTCCTTTTGTGTTGTGTTTCATTTGCCCTCCCACAATTCGCCTTCATAGCAAATTCGGTTCAATCCTTTTTCAGCGTAGTAACTTCCAACATTACAGTCATTCATGCACGTATGGTCATCTTCGCAATTAAATCGGCAGTTCTTGCACGTTTGTTTAGGCTTCTTCTTGCCACCGCGCAAAAACGAAAACACAACACTAAATATAAATAATAAAAATTTACTACGTTTTGCGCTAATTATAAACGCTCTACATAGCTTTAACCAAGCTAATTCAAGTATCATAAAAGCTCCCTGTGCGGTATCCAAGCTTATTAGTAACCTTTGATGTAAATTGTAATATGGTTTTTTCATTTCCGTAAATTTTTAAAATTCATATTCTTGTCCATTACCTACAATATAGGCTTAGTTCGTGCATTTTATTAAAGTCATTGCTTAACCGACCGTATTTATTTTTTCCTTCCATCTTTTCGTTGCTTTAAACCAATTCGCAATAATTCTCTAATCTCTCTATTTACATTATCTTCACTATATTTTTTAGAAGATTCCCGAACTTCTTCTAAAAGTTCGGGTTGTAATCTTATTTGATATGGTATCATATTACTTCTTAATATGGTTAGTAACTTTATCAATAAGCAATCCTACGTCTGCATACATCTTTTGTGTTTTTACTGCTTTAAAAGCATACTTAGTTTTTAATAATTCAAGGTCGTTAATTAAATCTTTAACCTTAGCTTCATCACCCTTGTTAAGTTCGTCTTGCAGTCTTTTTTCTTCGTCTGCTTTTGCCTTTTGCTCTGCTTCCTTTTTAGCTTGTAATTCAGCTTCAAGTTTTTCACGTTTTATTCGTTCTTCTCGCTCAATCTTTTCTTTAGCATCACGTTCAGCTTTTAGTTTAGCTTCATATTCAGCACGTTCTTTCTTTTCTTTTTCCTCACGTTCTTTTCTTTCGGCTTCTTCTTTTGCTAATCTTTCTTTTTCAGCTTTTAATCTTTTATCAGCTTCTATTTTAGACAACCTTTCACGTTCTTCTGCTTCCGCTTTTAATTTAGCATTCTCTTTTCTTATACGTTCTTGCTCTTCTTTTTCAGCCTGTATTTTAGCTTGTCTTTCTTTTTCCGCATCCAGTTCAGCTTGTATTTTATCTAAGTGAGCTTGTTTTTTTGTAGCTAAATAAGATTCCCAAACATCATCTTCCATATTTGCTAAATCTCTTTCACTTGCATCTTCTACAAATTCAGACAACAAAGAAACCCTTTCAGATTGTATTTTGGCAATCCTTTCTTTTTCTAAGTTTTCAAAATGCTTTTCAGCATCCATTAATTTTTCTTCCATTTGTTCGTTAATAGCTCTTTCCTTATTCTTAATAGCATCAACAAACTTTCCGCCAGTCAAGAAAAACTCTTTATTGGTTTTGTGCCATTTATCTATTCCTTGTGTTCTGTTTTTTACTATTGCTAATCTTAGTTTTTTAAAAGTTGGTAAATTTTCTTGAGTTAGTTCTAATTTAGATACTTCTTCAAATTCTTTAATAAGTAGTTCTCGTTCTGCTTTTACTACTTTTAAACCTACGGTTAATTCATTTGCTTTTGCAGTTTCTAATCCGTAATCTTCTGCTTTAATAATTTCTACTTTCATTTATTAGTTTATTTAATTAATATACATTTACAATACAAATATAGTACTATTATTTTAGTTTTGCAAAATAATTTTGCCAACGCTCAAAAAAATAAATACTAAATTTGTGCTTTTAATTTAGGTTATTGCTTAAAAACGCCTATACAGTAGGTAACAATGTATATAACCCATTGCCGAAAAAGGCAACGTGCCATATACTCAACGTTAGGCGTAATGCTATGCGCTTTCTATATCATCCAATATTTTTACTTTTCTTTCATGTAATTTTTGGTTAACTACAATTCTAACCGCATCTATAATATCTTGATCTTTATTGTGATCCAACGTAAAACTATACGCGCGCTCACCACCATCTTCGCCTCTTATTTCTATTTTGCAAAATTCAACAGTATTGTCGAATCTTTGTATCTGTTTTTCCTCACGCTCTATTTGTTCAATCTTACTTGCAATTTCTTTAGCCTTCTCTAGTTTCATAATATTTGTATAAAGCACATACGCCTAACAAGCGGTAATAAAGCATGCTATTAGTCTATATGTGAAATTTAAAGCGTAGTACCTCGGCACGCTTCATACCGCCAATACATTATATGTAAGGCTAATCGAAATACTCAACCTCATATACTCCGTTCTCGTATCTATATTTTAATTCCCCATTTACATCTACACCATACGCACATACATAATTTTGTTCGGCATCCACTCCGAAATCGCTAATGGCTGTTACATTGTCTTTGCCTACCTCGTGAATTTTAATCCCACTCACTCCGTTGGTTGTTAGTTTCTTTATTTTTCTCATTGTGAATTTGTTTAGTACCGCCCAACATACAACAAGCGGTCATAGTTAATAAAGCCAATTAAGATTAGTATTTCATAGGTTGCGGTGTGGGTGGCTTTGCTAACCATACCGCAAGCCGGTTAGGCACAATCAAGACACCGCCTTTACAAAGGTTATAAAGTCTATATAATAAACTGCTCTATCCATTCTGTCAATCCACCCCACAATATCACCAGCTACACTTAGGCAATATGGGAATTTATCTTTTATTCTCATATAGTCGACTACTTGTTTGCCTTGCCCATCGCACCACGCTATTACATAAGCTAATTCATTTTTGTTATTGCACACAATCACAGAGTTATGTCGCTCTAAAAAATTAACTGTGCCTAACAATGCATAAGAATCATTGCCTTTTGGCGGTGTTGTAGTTCTATCTTTATTTGGTTGCTGTATCATATTTTTAAAGTATTTAGTTATTAATTAAATTGGCAACGCTTCTTGTGCGAGCCGTTATGCCTCAAGCCTGCATAGACTCATGAAGCCTTAACACCTCGTAATCATAGCCTTTGTCTTTAAAAATACTTTTCCTGAAATTTCGAAGTTCATTCTATTTTAGTTTTTCGCCACAATTATGGCAGTTGTTACTAATTCTTATATTTGTTTCAAACTCGCACTTATCACACTTTTTAAATACTTCGTGACTTGCTTTTAAGCCTTTTAAAACCATCCTTTAAGTTTTTGTAATCCGATTCATCACACTTCCTTTTACTAGTCTTACGTATTAAATCATAAGCCTTAGGAGAGTTAATTAACCGACCTGTCATATCTCGCTGTCCATCCTTGTGAAAATCAAAATCAGGGTATACCGCTGGTTCTGTAGAGTATTTTTCAATACTAGACTTTTCTTCGTCCGTTAGTGGCGCTTTATAAGTTCTTCTTTTTATAGCGGCGATATAATCGTCAGACCTCGCGTGAAGATCCAGCCTGTATGGTAATTTCTCCTTTCTTTCCTCAGGGCGTTCGTAATCCTGAGGGTTTTCGAAAGATTCTTGCTCTCTCATTTCTAAAAAATCGGCTCTATTTGACATTTTCTAATTCTTTTTTGCGCTTATTGGTAGCTGTTTTAAATGCTGTATCTTTCTGAAACGCTAAGCCTTTTTTCCAAACACTCTCAAGCATTTTAACATTAGCTGAAGTCTCAATCTCTTTTATTGCATCAGAAATAGTATAAGCCTTTTCATTGTGTTTATTTGTTGCGTCAGAATCCTTTGTGTCATCAATACAGAACAATCCATTTAAAGCGTATTTTCTAGAATAAGAAGATGTAGACCCTGTTATCTGGCTATCGTCCATACCCTTCTTTGTAGTAGCATGTCTGGCGTGCGCTGTCACCTCATGCTTGAAATCGCCATGTATAAATGTAGCAGTTGATTTTATGAATGCCATTCCGCAAATCTCTTCCACTGAATCAGACAATGTTAAAAGGCACTCATTAGCCACAAGAAGAGGCTTGACAGCTTCTAGTATATCTTCACAGCTTCTGTAATTGTAATTCCCGAAGGAGTTTTTTTGATTCTTAGGGGCTTTTAATTCACCCTGTATTTTAATAAGTGTTTTCATAGTATTTTGTTTTGATTGACAATACACGAATGTATATCTAATTAATTTAGCTGCAAATTAATTAGATGTGTTATAAAACACGTTTAAAAGAAATTGATTAATTCATTTTCAATATCCTCAGTAGTGCATCCGATAATCCTTATAATAACATTTATAGATGCTGAATAAAGCTTTTCAAATTCCGTCTCATCCATTGATGCAAAGTTTATCGATTTAGGTGTGTAAAACTCTCCTTTTGGAGTTATATGCTTTTCGTAATATCCAGATTGCATTGTTACGTAAGCTCTGAATCATTCAAAATTCATAGTGTTGTCTGAATTCTGGTAGCCCAGATTGACTAAAGCAAAGAACTTTTTGTGAAACTCGTAATTCCTTGGAGCTGTAACTTTAAATTTGTAATCCTTATTTGCCTTAAGCTTTTGCGCCTCTTCATTATCAGAATCATTCAAAGGCAGTATCTTTCGATTTTTTATTTGTGCGTAGAATTCCATTAATGTAAGTTTGGGTTTATTATTTCCACATGCTTTAAAGCATAACAGTTAGGAGATGCCATTCTTCGAACGGCTACTTCCTTTTGTGTTAGTAGCAAGCGGGGTTCGCTCTCGTATCAAAGTTCCTGCGTAATTGGAACAAAAAAAAAGAAAAGCCCCGCCCGCTTTTGCCTTATCAGGCAATTGGGGTAAAAGAACACATCACTAATTCAGTTTCTTCTACTCTTGTCTTAATATCGTCAATAGTGTATTTGTGTTTATTGCCAACTACAATAACATCCGCAACTATCTTTTCAGGTAAAGTGTCGTAAGCATCCGTTTCAAACACAATAGTGTCATCGTTAAATTTTAAAGCCAATGCGCTTTTACCTATCCCACTTTCGCCAATAAACACATAAGTAGGTCTAAGTTCTTTTTCTCTTCCATTGGCTTTGAATAAATCCATATTAACATTATAACCTCCGCTCGGGTAGTAATTACAACCTCCGTTATAATTTACGCTAAAAACATCGTTCTCTACATCTTCGGCTTCAATGCTAACATCATCAACAATAAGCTCTTTTATTGGCTTATGTGTGTATCCATTAAATTTGTCTACAATAGTAACATTGCGATTACCCCAAGATGCAGTACACCAACCAGAGCCACATTCTCCTTCTTCGGTTGTTAATTCAATTTCAACCTTTCTATTATCTTCAAGTAGTCCTAAAATTATGTGCTTTTCAAATTCAGCATCGTTGTATTCAAAATCACAATTATGTCCAGAAACTTCTTTTCCAATATACTTTTCTACTCTTAATCCAATAATTTTCATACCTATAGTTTTTAAATTAATAAAATAAAATCCCCACGCTTCGCTTTTCTTTTTTTAGTGCTTCGTTCGGGCGGTGGTGGGTAATTAAACCGCCAGCTACTAACACGGTGTCATATTGCATAGCTGAAAAAGCTACGACAATATACACCAATACGTTAGCAACAAGGCTACATTTCGTATTCTATCCTAAATTTTCTTATACTGTCATCGTCAAGCAAATATGCTTTTCTATGTGGCAATAGCTTTGTTGCAACTGTCCAAGTTTCTAGGCTGTAATCTTCGTACTGCAAGGCAATATTTGCTTTCCTTCGTGCTGCTTCATCAAGTATTTGCTCATTAGTAAGCCCAGTTGCTAGCACAGGCTCATAAGTAATAATTTTAACTAGCTTTTGTGCTAAATCATAAAATTTTGCTCTGTCAATAAACTCCACTACCCCACCATCTGCCATTGTTTTTACCTCAGTGTGCTTCTCTAATTCTTCTACTATTTCAATTTCTTGGTCTGTCATCTTTCGTTCTTTTAAGTCGTTAAAAATACTACTCATAGCCTAATCCATTAGGCGTAATTAGTACTCGCAGATTTCACAAGTATAATCAAATAATGCCTCTATCTCTGTACATATTGCCTTTGCCATATCCTTGCTTTGCATTAGTGTAGCCTCTCTCATTTTCTTGGTGTCTTGAAGTATTTCGTCAATCAATCCAGTATAATAAGTTACTTTAGGGTAAGCCTTAGTAGTTTCTCTTAACTTTATAAAATAACTACGCCTAACACGTTGTAAATGCAAACCGCTGTTCTCGTTCGAGCATTCGCCACCACGCAACTTTTCAATAGCTTCAGCGCATTGCTTTATCTCATTTTTACACTTTTCTACTATATCCAAATCTCCTTGTTTAGTCCAAATTCTTACTTCACTTTCCAGTGCTTTTATTGCATCATCTAGTATTCTTAAAGCTTTTTCCATCGCTCGGTTATTTATAGTTTTATAATTCGTTTAACTTTAGTGCTAGTTTGGTAAAGCGGTCAGCACTTACAACCAACGTTACGGAATCACACCCAAGCTAAGAGCTCTAGTAGTCCGCATGTTAACAGTGCAGCTATGCACATCCACCATTTATCTATAAACTTCTTCATACTTCTGCCTCCTTATTTGCTTTAATCCACTTTAAGCGGCTTGTTTTGTTGTCGTCCCTAATTATTAGAGCTGTGTAGTTTGGATCGTTCTGCTTGTCTCTCTGCTGCTCCTTAGCTCTATTTAGAACTACCTGAGCCTTTTGAATATCCGTTAAGCCTATTATTTGCTCATCGGTATTCTTTTTGGGTGAATTATTCGCTTTCTTCATCGTTTTCTATTTTTAAAATTAATCCCATTGGCTTTAGATTAGTTTCAAGCCATTTTATTTTATTGCCGAATGTTGCGATCTTTGAGTAGGAGTCATTGGCGTCTACGCCTAAAAACTCCGCTCTATCTTTCCTTTTCGGGAATAGCTCTTTTAATCTTTGCTCTACGATTTCTTGATTTTCCATTTGGTTTGTTTAGTGGGGCTAATTAAAGCCCCTTTTTGTTTAAACTCGATAATAATCGTCTGATTTTAAAAATTGTTTCCAGTCGTTTTCACTGTTCATTTCTTCACTGTCAAATTCTTCTTGTGACATTGGGTAAGTTCTATATTTTGCGAATAACTTACCGTCAATATACTTGCGGATAGTAAAAGTTCTTTTACTTTGGTTAGCTGCTACTTTGATTGTTTCGTTTGAAGTTATCATTTTGTTTATTTTTCAATGAGTGGGTTTATCTCTCATTGTCCATGACAAATTACGGATAAAAAATCCATAGTATCAAATAATAATAGAGTTATTTTCATGTGTTTTAAAACATGTGCACAAAAAAAGCGAGGAACCACCCTCGCTTAAAAATTAACCCTAAAAATAATCTATGAAAACTAATTATGAAACTATAAAAAACTATTTATGCTTACCACCGCCATCTTTGCGGTTTGGGATTAAAAAAGAGACTAGCTTAATCACCCATTCTAAAATACTATCATCCTTCTTTGTTGGTGTTAATCGGACTACAACCTCCGCAAGTGCTATAACACCAAATAACAACTCTATCCAATTCGTTTGTAAAAATTCCATTTTTATTTGATTTAATTTGACTTATTTATATTATAAAGGTAATTATTTTTTAGACTTTCTCAAAACACGCTTTCTTTTACGCTCCGCTTTGTTCTCGGGATCACGCTTTAAGAATCCAAAAATACCCTTCTTTGCTTTAATTTTGGTATTATCGGTTTTCTTTTGCTTCTCGATGTAGTCGCCTGATACGTTTATCTCTTCTGGATCTTTAACCTTAAGATAGATTAATAGCGCAGTTAAAGCACCTCCTAAAAACATTGATATTGATTTCCACATAATTAAGGTTTTGCAATTTCTAAAAATACTTTTTCATTTCTTTCTTGTAATTCTCTAACCATCAGGGTTATTCTATCAGTCATGCCAATGTTTTTAAGTGTGTTAACTCCATCACACTCACCCACCAACAAACACCCTTCAGATTGTCTTATTGTTCGTCCCCAGTGTATTCTAACACCTTCAAAATGCGGCACATTGCAAATTAATGTCATGTTTCTCTCAAATGCTGGAGACCATGTGACGTCTAACTCATAGGTGCCGTAAGGGATTGCAGTTTCCCCGTAAACCTTACCTTCGTCTTTATCCTCTAAATCTCCGTCAGCGTTTCGATCTCTTACAATATCTTCTAGTGTGTCGCACAGGAATTTATCGTGAAAAAATAATACACCTGGCGTTTGCTCAGGCTCTGGCATTCTTAGTAGTTTGAATTGCGGTTTACTCATGATTTTGATTTTTAGATTTACTTATTTTAATTCCATCGTGACAATGAACTTTAATTGTGTCGTGATTCTCAACGGGTCTTTTCTTTTTAAATATTAATATCCAACTAAACCATTTATTTATCAAATCAATTCCTTTTCTCATAGCTACGTATTGATTATAATCATCTTCTGTTAAGAGATTCTCGCCGCACTCAGGACATGCGCAATTTATAAAATTACCCATCTGCTCAAGTGTTAAACTTTGATATTCTCTTTTAAAATCACACTCTTCATTATCACAAACTAATGATTGTAGATTTAATGGCTCGATTAATTTTCTCATCCTATGATTCTTTAAGTAAAATTATTAATTTTTCTTGGTCTGTTTTAAATTCCTTTTGCTTCTTTGAGTTATTCCCAATAGCGAAAACTGACTCTCGGATAATCACTTCAACTTTGAAACTTTCCCTATTCTTCAATTGCAAGCTTTCGGCAAAGATATTCCCCACCTTAAGCTCTGATACTTTTATGTTTTTCATTTCAGTTTTCTATATTTTTACCCAAACAACAGCCCCTTGTGGGTGATTATATGGAATTGGATTATCATATCGTTTAGAATCTTTTAATTGCCATGCATATTTCCACCTATCGAGCAATTTAAGATCTTCAACTTTATGGTATCTAATTAAACTTTCTTTTTTAGGTATAGGATTAGGGAAGCATCCTATAATTGTTGTTTCGCCAACGATTAAGCCTGTACCAGATTCAATTAATCCTATGCGACCTGTTATTTTAGTCTTAAAAGACCTCATCTCCCAAACCTTGCCCTCGTTAAAGATTTTATCGAGCCATTCATTTTTAACTATTAAAGCCCTTTCAATTTTCTGTTTCATTTTATTTTCTTCTTGATTCGCCTTTAATTGGCATTACGTTAAACATTTCTTTTATTCTATCTCTCACCCTGTCCCCATAGCGCTCTTCCATTTGAGAGGGTTTAAGGTTGGTTGTGATAAACATTAGGAATCTACGGTCTAAATATCTTCGGTTGAAGATCTCATAAATTGGAGCTTCTTTTGTTCCATAATTATTAATTTCTACTTGCTCAGTTCCAAGGTCATCAATAAATAAAGGAGAAACAAATAAACGATCTTTACCCTCTTTGCTTTTGAAAATCTCTACAATCTCAATTGCTGAATATTGAGCGACAATTTTATTTGCATACTTCATAAACTCAACAAAGATTTTTAGAGTCAAAGTTTTTCCGCATCCAATTTCACCAGATAGCAATAAGCCTTTTTGTAAATCGCCTTTAAAGCTTTTATCCATAATACACCACTTTAAAATCTCGGTGATTGGCTCTTTTAGATTCTCATCTACTTTATAACTTCCGTTTGTCAATCTATTACCAATGGCAAACCAAACATTTTTACAACTGTTTAAATCAGAAAAAACATTAAATGATTTTCTAACATTGGCCGATGATGCCAAAAGTTCTTTTTCGTGTTCGATTATTTCATTAATACTTTTCATCATGATCAAATTTTCCTGCGTTTTTAATATCGTCTTTTGGTTTGAAATTTCCCGCGGAACTTCCTTTTTCGTAGTTAAAATATTTTATAAACTTGTCTTCTCGTGTGATAAATTCAGGAGTCAGGAAATGAGGGTTTTCAATATGATATTTATCAGATTTGCAATTTTCAATAGCAATTATTAAATCATCTACCGTGTAGCCTTCTGAAATTCTAGAAGTGATATTTGCCTTGGCTTTCTTATCAACTACTCTTAGTTTCTTTTTTTTAATTCTATTAAACTCTGAAAGGAAGAAATCAAAATCAATAACAATCTTCTCTTGTTCTTCTTCTTGTTCTTCTTCTTGTTCTTCTTCTTGTTCTTCTTCTTCTTGCGATTTAGTACCTATACCCTTTACATACTGTATCAATAGAGTATCTTTAACAGTCGCAAACTCTTTATTCATGCAGGCTAAAACCTTTGGGGATGTACTTGCATTATATTTAAGCCAATTCTTTAAAGCGAGCTCTGAAGTTTCCTCGTTATATCTTATTTTATTTAGTTTAATGAAGTATTTAAGCAGTAATGATACTCTATCGATAGTATAGCCAAGATCAAAAGCAATCTGCTTTTTAGTTATCTCATAAACACCGCACTGTTTCGTCTTTTCATTAGTGAGTAGATATATGTAGAATAGTTTTTTATCTTTATCAAGATCACTAAAGAAACTATCACCCCACATAGAGGTGTGAATCTTTCTAAATATCGCCATTATTCAGCCTCCCTTAATTCGTCATTATCAAAATCTTTCATTTCTAGACTCATTATTGCATCTTGCAAGTCTCCGCTGACGCATGTATAATTATCATCTTCATCCCAAGTTTTAAGCGGGCAGCCTTTACATCCGATCGTGTTACATGTATTGTTTATTACACGTGTCCACTCGCTATTCAGCCTATCTAGCTTTAATTTATCATCATTACTTAGCATTTCGAACCCTCCTTTACAAACTCATTAATAAATTCTTTCACAGCTTTAGAAAGCTTCGTGTTCTTCTTTTCTGCCGCCTCGTGAGCCTTACCTAGTAAAGTTTCGGACAGTCTGATTTGATAAACTTTGTTTTGTTTCATGACTGTAAAGGTAATTACTTAATCCGTAATTACAAATAATAAATGTAATTTCTTTTAAATATTCATTTGTTCGGGATTTCCGACCCACTCCGCACCTTGATTTTTAAGTGTGGAGTGGCAAGTGTGGTATTTACAAATGTAGCAATTACCACTTCATTTTATTGAAACTCAGTGTATTGCAAAAATGAGTGATATTATCTTTTTGAAATTACCACTCAAATTACCACTTTTAAATTATCTTTAAGTATGGAAATAATAAAAGGGAGCATTCCGAGTAAATCGAATAGCTACAGGATAGCAATCAATAAAATAAGAGGTAAATTGACAGGGCGGCTTGTGAAGTCTTCTAAGATGTTGGCCTATGAAAAATTATTCATGTTGCAGTGTAGAAAATACCGCAATAAAAACATTGATGGAGAATTTGGGTTTGAATGTTCTATCTATTACGATTCTAAGCGGCCTGATTTAGATGGAAGCTTTAAGGCGGTATTAGATTGCCTGCAAAAATTAAAAGCCTTTAAAAACGATAATAAATGCGTTGAAATTATCGCAAGGAAATTTAAGGATGCTGGTAATCCTAGAATAGAATTTAAAATAACGCCTTTGGAAAATTGGGATTATTCGGGAAAATAAAAAGGAGCCGTTTAGCTCCTTTATTTCTTTGTTAGGTCCGCAAATTACTGGCGCCAACTTTTGTATTTATTCTATTAAATCCCATTAGTTTTTTTCGCTTCTAATCCCTGTGAATTTAATTATTTCTCGTATGTGGTAATTATATTCTTTTTCTGCTATTCTTATCTTTATCGTATCACCGCCCGCTAATGCTGCCATTTTAGCCATGTATGCGGCTGTTAATTTTGATTTAGTAATTTGTCCAGCCTCATATCTCTCAACTCTTAAGTAATATTTCTCCACATCATCTTTATTTGCTTTCTGATTTTCCAGATTAGCAATCTTATATATTCCTGTGCCCATAGATCCTAAAAAAAGAACAGCTAACAGTACAATTGTGTTCCATGCGGCTTTATTTCTTTTATCTAAACTATCACTCTTATTGTCTATTTTTTTTAAGACATCGCTAGCTGTTGTTAAAAAATCTTGTTCACTCATTTTCTGTATATTTGGAATAAAGAAAACCCAATAATACACCAAAGTATTTGAGTGCAAACTACAGGGCTTGATGTAAAGTCTCTATAAGAGCTAAATGGCTTAAATAGTACCGCGACATTAAATAAAATATAAAATATTTTCCACACTATCACAACTTCAAAAATTCGCTTATAATTTATGTTTTCAATTACATTCCTTATAAACAGGGATGATAATAATGCAAAAAATAATTCTGTTTCGAAAAAGAAAGCGTACCATTTCACATCATAAGCATCACCAAAACACAAGAATGTTACAGCAGCTATCATATAGGCTACTGCAACAATCGTTATTACTCTTTTACTTATCATTATCTGGTGGAATAACAATAGGCGGCTGTACGTCTTCCTTTGGCTCGTTGCAACTTAAAATTTGTTTTCTCATAATATAAAATTTAATGTTTGTGTAAAGATAGGAAATATAATTAACTATTATTTGTATAGTTCGTTGTGTCATTATATCATTTGGTTGATAAATCTAAAATTCTACATAGAAAATTGATAAACCCATCAGTTGCCTGTGTTACAGCCTCAGAAGTATTCTTTGTTGATGGATTATCTGGCAATAACACCCCATTATCGTAATTAATTCTATCACAACTTTCATAAGTGCAAGATAAGGCCCCCTTATCTAATCCATACACAGCCCATGTCCCGTGATTAGTAGTATATTGCACCCATCCGAATTGAGTAATTACATCAGTTATTGGAGGATGTGAAGCATAATTAATTTTCCACTTTCTGGAAATATATTCAATGCTTTCAGCCCCTATATTTATCACCTCTCCCATTCTTGTACTAACGTACATTTGATTTTTATTTGCTCCTGAAGTAAAATTATGATGATCTATGAAGACTTGAGGGTTAATTTCCTCCATATAATGAACAATCACCTGTGTTTCGTATTCACTCGCGGCAGATGGTCCAGAGTAAGTGCTTGTTCCGAATCCTTCAACTCTCCAATCAGATGTAGGTGCATTTCTATTCAAGTCTACACCGTTGAAGTTTGTTCGAGTTCCTTTATCAACTCCATAAGGACCAGCGCACGGCATAATGTAAAATGTTGAATTATAACGCATAGCCTCTATATTCTTATTTGATGCCCATGCTGTGCATATTAAGTTCATAGTTTGGTATAAATCAAAAATACCCATATACTCTGGGTGTATTCCAGACAAAATAAAACATTTCAATTCATCTGCTATTGATGTAACGGTAGCCTCCACACTGTTGCTTGGTGCATGATACGGAGAAAACTTGTACATATAAATCGGATGCCCAGCCATGTAAGCAGGCGTGTTTATGCCTGAATCAGCATCACAATCAATCTTCGATACGTATTCAGGGAATGCAGTAACTAAATCATCATATAACCCATAAAAATAAGGCGTTGATTCATCTACCGATAAAGGAGGAAGAACAGGAAGAGCAGGAGGGTCTATCTCGAATGTTAAGCCCCTGTTGAATACAGGCTTTGAAACTAGCCTACTATTTTTTGTTGTGTCCCTAAAGTTCAACTCAAAAACATAATCCAAAGACCCCGAACCTGTTAAGCCTGTTGAGTACCATGCTAAAGATGTGTAGTTCGTCTCAGCTATAAAAATATGCTCAGTTAACCCACTTACTTCGTCCCGTGTTATAGTTTGGTTCGTCGTTCCGTCCTCTCTCGTAAATACAATATTGCCTTTTAAAACATCTACGCCAGAATCTATTGTAAATTTTAATTCTTCGCCAGAATATAAAACAATATTAGGGATGGTAGTAGTTAGTCCACCTGTATATTTAAAACCACCTGTTGTTATTGATTTTCCGTTTTTAACCTCTGTGATTGCCTCGCTAAGTGGAATGTTCGCTAGTGTGTCAATATTAACATCAACGGTAGCTGTGCCCGCAGTTGCTAATGAAGAAAATGCCACCCTAATATCTACATAATCCTCAACCGCTGTCCAACTGTAGCTAATCCCGTCAGCGACTGCTGCGTCTTGTTTTATAGCCACAAAAGACCCATTTTTCAATTCGCCAGCAATAGTCACAAGGTAGCCGTATGTGGATGTGTTAATGTTTACAAAAATAGTTTCTCCTTCATGAACTCCATAACCTAAAAAGTGTAAACTACTTGCCTCATAATCAAATTCAACTTCTTCTATAAATGATTTCCGTGAATCATAATTGTAATCATTACGAGTTTTATTGTTAAGATCTATTTTTGCATTTAACGCTAATGGTGCAGGTGTATTTGTTACCATATTAAATATAG